AGGCAGTAGCCGTACGATACATGGTCGGAACATCAGTTGGACCACTGTCATCAATCCAATCATACAAACCACGGGAAGCGTATGCACCCGAACCGCCAGTGGAACGATCCTGCGCCCCGCAAACCACCGCCTCGATGTCGCGCTTTAATTCGCGAACCGACTTGGACTTTGCGTGGTCGATTTCAGAATCAATTCCAGCTTGATCGACCAACTGTTGCACATCAGACACACCAAACTCGCGCTTGCTGATATTGATGTAGTTGCCCAACCTAGCACGGTTTTCCACCTTGTTGAACCATGATGAACTGTCGCTACCTTCCGCAGTTGAGGCAACCTTGGCAGGTGACAGGTCTTCACATAACCACTCCGTAAAAACGGACTTTGTAGAACCTTTGGAAATCGCGCTGGTAACAGGGGTAACTTCGGGTTCTATGATGCTGATAAAATCAGCTAACTCCTCACGATTGGCTTTTGATGGGCCGGTCGTGGAAGTGTTATATAAGTCATAAGTATTTGCTTCTGGCATATCTTATTTATTTTTTTCTCTATTGGCAGCGAACCAATTGGTGAGGGAACCTCGTGACCCTGAGTTGATTAAATCTTTGGAAGCGTCCTCCAACCGCATGCCGCCCGGATTGCGGACAGGTTTTGGTTGAGCTTTCGGACGGGTTGCAGTCCTTGTCGGTGCAACCTTCTTGGAGGGTTTCTTCCTCCCTTCAGTCACCATCCGGTTGTACTCATTCAACCCAAGCATGTAGATGCTCACGTTTGCTTGCCAATTGGGGCGCATCCTTAACTCAGGTGCTTCCCGTACCACTGACATCGCTTGCTGGTACATCGGACTCGACTTGTCCTTCCAATATGGAAAGACATCCTCGACTGCGCGGCGAATGTTGCTCTCTTCCCGCAAATACTCTTCCCGTGAAGGAACGTGTTCCTCCAGTTCGTACTCGATGTCAGACATCATTCGTCTCACATCGCTTTCAGCGTACTCGCGTTCTTCACCGTCTTCTGTGGTGGTAAAACCGTCATGGTTCTCCCTTAACCACTTCTTCCAGCGAATGAGCTTGGACTTATGCTCCTTTAGTTCCCCCAGCGTCTTGACCTTTGACAACGGATTGTCCCCTATTTGAAGGGGTTTTTGGTCAGGGTTTGCGCTTTCAAGTTGCTGTTCAAGTTCCGCAATCCTTTCAGATTGTTTCACTCCTTGTTCTTCAGCTTCCTTGGCTCGCGCTGTTAACTTACCAATCCGTTTATTGATCTTCTTCTGGAGATTTTGGGGAACACCGTAGTCCTCCTCGCCATCGTCCTGTTGCTCAACCTCGTCGGGTTCAGCTTCATCAGACTCATCAACGACAGAATCTTCCTCAACCTCCTCGATGTCCTCTATATCGACATCGTTTTCTGGTTGAGGTTCTTCAGTCTCCTCGACAGGGTTTTCAACGTCAGGAGAGGGTTCGCTATTAGCACTCTCACCTTCATTCTTTTCGACCCTGCTGTTTTCAAAGAACCTTTTCAGGTCGTTCAGACCCATTTCCGCAGTTACTTCGGGGACTGCTGCCCCTTCTATTTCTGTTGCCATGCGTATAACCTGCAAGTAGGTGTTAATTCCGATTGTTTTTTGGGAACAAAAGAAAACCCGTGCAGCGGTTACTACACGGGTTTCGGGCGGGTGTGAGGAGTGTGGTGGATGACTAGGGACGCTTAAATCCCTACCACACTATAAAGGTTTATATTTATTCATTATCAACTGCGCTTGCAATCGCTTGCAATCTCCCCTTGATCTGGTTGATGCAATCAACTCCACCCGCGCTGTGGGCAAGTGAACCGTGGTCTTGTGCTGTCGCTTGGTGACTCACATGTTCAACCAACTCGCTCTTTATATCATCAAGAAGATTTTGCATGGCAGCAAAGCGCGGGTCACCAATTAGATTCTTCAGGTCGTTCTCGTTCATGCACCAAGTCTGCCGATAACTGCGTTCTGTTTTTGTTGTAACTGGAACTGTAACTGTTGCATGCGCTTGTCAACGCGCCCCCTGAACTCCTCGTCCTGCTGGTAGCGTTGCTGTGCGCTTGGGCTTGCAGTGGGTGATTGTGGGTCAAGGATACTCTTCAGGACATTTAATCGCATCTCGTGGCTTTGCCCCTCCCTGACATCCTCATCTATCCCTGCGGACATCCTAGCAAACACATTCTTCTCATCGTCAATCTCCTTCTGTGCCGCAGTCTCGGTGGGCATTAGCAACCTCTCACCCAGAACCGGATCAATGAAGCTGAACACCACCTGCATGAGTTCCGCACGGTCAACGACCCCCTGAGTGTCGAACTCTCCCACGGCAACCTTGAGCAACTCCAGCTTCCGCTGCATTAACTCTTGGTCTAAATTAGACACGGCGAAATTTAACTGTATGTCAAACTGGCCCTGAATATCGTCCCTGCTGGCACTTAACATCTGCGCCTTGGACGAACCCACAACCCGAAAGAAAAACTCCTCTGAGGCGAACTGCTGCGTCAAGGCAAGCACCTGCTCCATCACTCTCCTCCAGTTGTTGAGCCATTTGGAGACCATGTGCTGTTGCCGCATCATGGCATACGCTTGGTTCTCCTGTCCGGTGGTCCTTCCGAAATATCTGTCGCAGGTTTCCCGAATGCTGTCCTCGATCTCCTTGCTCCCCACATTGTAAGTCGGGACATCGGCATACTGGTAGTCATCTGACCTGACTCGCGGCACAAGTGTCCCCGGACCCCACTTCGTTGGGGGGCGACCTGGGGGATGATGAAGTGGTGGCATGGTTGCCAGTGAGTTGCGGTCAACCCTTGCATCCCACTCGTTCTTGATCTGCTTCTGCCAAGTAAACCCGATCTCACCGTAGCCACGCGAGTCATCAACCCTGCGACTCAACCATTCCCTCCTGAACATCACGAACGGATACTGGCAATGGTTGTAGTTCATCAGTTCGCTTGAAGCATAAATTTCCCTGCCCCGCATGTCGGTTGCAAGATGGGGCGAGAAACATGTGTAATGGATTCCCGGCACATCCTCATCGTCCAGCTTGCGTTCGTAGCAATGAACAATCTCGTAAATTTCCTTGGTATCGAAAACAATGTCCCTGCGGGAAGCATTGCTGCGTGTTGCCATTGCTGAACGGTCAACCGTGATGGTCTTGCCCTTGGTGTTCTCGACAACTGCTTCAACCCAGTTCTTGTCCCACCCCTTACTCTCTATTCCATCGTACAATGCCTCCTTGGTAATGAACTCCTTGTAGTAGCATCGTCTCGCATCCTGAAGCTCAGTCGTGTCAAGCGGCACAAAGAAATCCTCCCCCAACCGCAACGCAACCACGGTGGGTCGATTCTTGACCGTCATCTTGACGGGGTAAGTGGTCGCCCCGGTTTCCCTGAGTTCGCGTACCATCTTCCTCATCTTCGACTGCTTGACCTCTGGCAATATCAACATGCCAAGCGCGATTGCCTCGTCCTCCCTTTCAGGGTCAAGAATCATCTCTGGGAACATGGACAGGTTCTCGCTCGTCTGGGCAAGTTGCCCCACTGCTTCCATGTCGATGTCCGCGATTGTCCTCTGCTCCTCCACATCCCAGAACACGCCGACAACGCCAATGCCGTTTTCGAGCATGTAATTTGCCGCAAGTTCCGCTTCATCGTGGAACTCCTTGATCTGGTTGTGCAACTGGTATCGCATCAAGTTGGTCACCAGACTTGCTTGTTCCGCATCGTTGCTCTCTGTCGGGAATGCCGACACCTGAGAGGATCGAAGGGAGGTCATCAGCATGTCGATGTCCTCGTTGATGTAGGTGTCAATCACCGGGGGGCGACTGTCCGATGCCCCGTCAAACGGAACAGGGTTGCGCCCCAGCTTTGATTTCCACTTGCGACCATCATCGCTTTGCCCTGACCACACATTGAAGCGGGTCTCCCAGTTCAATCGTGTCCTGTCGAAGTATTCGTTTCCCCTGCGAACTATCTCGTGGAACTCGTTCGCAATATCCTTGATGTCTTTATCCATTATATCTCCATTACCGCACCTTCAGGACCAAGCTTCATAAGCACCCTGACCGATTCCCGCAGGAAGCGTCTCTGTCGCTTGTCCACATCTATCAGCTTCAGTATTCCCATGTCGGCAAGGTCAATGACAAGCTTCCTATTCATGCCCGTCACCTTGCATACCTCGTGGGTTCTGAGCGTCAAAGGCAGGTCATTAAAATTAACCTTCATACTCGTCTCCTCCTGTTGCCGTCAGAAGGTCGCCGTCCAAGGACAAGACTCCTGCCTTGAAAAGATACCTGTCGCAATCAACAACATCCTTCAGCGCACCTTTTAGACCATCTCTTCCGGTGTATTCCTGCATAGCGTAAATTGTTTGCTCGCACTCTTCGGAGATGTAATAGCGGGGGCAGTTCATCGCAGTCACCGGACTTGAATCATCGTAATCCAAATAATCGTTTATCAACTGCAACCCCTCATCTATGTGACCCCCCGGTGCGGGGATGAAAACCAAGCTGGGTCCGGTCACGTTTCCGTTCTTGTCCCTTTGCTCATCTTCAAGGAGGGAGATGATGCTTGTTCCCTCCTCTGCACTTGGAACTGCCGCACCTCCCATGCGAGGGTCGATCAATCTCTCGTATATCTTTTCCTTCTTTGACCCATCCCAACTCTTTGCTTCCTCGTCGTAGATCCACCCCTCTGCTTCAAGGAATATCTTCTTGTAAGCAATGATGGACTTGCCCATGTCGAGTGTCTGTGCCGGTCCCGGTTTCCCGTCCGGTTTCTCGCTTGGCAATGCCCACTCACCGTAGTTCTGTCGGTCAGGGAACTCCCGGTAAAGAAACACCCTTCCGATGTCATCAATGATGTACCACTTGAAGAACCAGTTCTTGTTCCCAGCAGGATCACAACTGACGTATCGGGTTCCCTTGGTTGGTATGGTGTCAACCGGGACAACGTGAACCCTGTCATCGAATTTGTTGAACACGTTGCCCTCAAGCTTCTCTGCCCAACCGTATGCCCGAATCTTGATGTCCGTTGAGGGCTTGCCCTCAAGCATCCTGACAATCTGCTTGTATCCACCAAACGGGTTGTAGTGACTATGGAAGCATATTGCCCTTGAACTCTTCCTGAACGGTTGAAGGATATAAGGCATGTGTCCGGGGCGACATCCCTGAACATGAACTGCTTCTGGGTTCAGTAGTTCCGCAGGTTCATCCTGAACCACCCGCGCACCGGCAACGTAATCCTTCACCGTTGCACTATACCCCCTGACAGGTGTAAACGAGATGATGAGCTTCCCCGATCTTGTCACAATGCGAAACCGCAGGGTCTCGACCCAATCAAGGGGGACAAGTTCATCGCAAAGAATCATGTCGCACTCGCCGCCCTCAAGGACGGTGATGTTCTGCGTATAATTCAGGAACCGACATCGAGACCCATTTGGAAGAACGAAACACTGTTCCGTAAATCCTCCTTTATCGGTCCAGTTGACGTTTACCCTGCTTCCCTTCTTTCCAAGCTCGCGCCATTCTGGGGGCAGGTATTTCCTTATGATTGGTTGCTGAAGCTCAATTGAGGTCGCAAGTGAGGAGTGAAAACACCACACAACGGCATTCTCGATGTTGCACAAGGTCTCCACCGCAAGCTTGCAAGCGAACTCGGTTTTGCCGCTACGGTTTCCACCCAAAATCAGAAGCTCATCCGACTCGGCAAGCAGTCGCCTTGCGTCCTTCCAGCAATCAAGCTCAAAGCCGCACCGCAGGGGATCAATGTCCCCCAGCTTGATTGCATTCTCTCTCTTCTCGATTAACTC